AAGATATGCCAAAACCATTTTCTTATGATTAATATCTTTGTTATTGGTCTCAAATAAAATATTAAAAATGGTATCATCATCCATTTGGCGCTCACGAAAAATTGCATTGGTAAATGCTCGTTGTTCATGATTATAATATATTTTATTCTCAAAATCAAATATCTTTTGTAAAAATCTGCCTTGACTCTCATTATAGAATGATTTGTCACCATAAGGTGATACCTCCATATGTGTAACATCCATTAAATTTTTAATACATTTATTTAAATCAGTTAAAGACAAATCAGTTCGTGCAATATTGTCATCAGATTGATAAATAGCAAAATTAGTAACTATTTCAAATATCAAATCTAAAATCCAATGAATTAAAGACCCAATAAATTGTGTAGTACCAATTCCAGATGGTAAAGCTGCAATCCAAAAAACATAATTAGGTGCTACTGCCATAAACGAATGTATAATAACATCTAACTCAAATTGTATTATTTTAGATAATGTATTATTATATTTCTTAAACCAATCTCTTAAAATAACAAAAATATGTATAGGTATACTAGTATCATAAGCATCAAAATCTTTAGTAATTATAGCTCCTTTAAATTGACCTAATATTTCCATCTGTTTATCTGGTCCACCAAATTTCCTAGGTAAATTAAATGGTAATGAAGAATTATATATATCCATAAAACAAGCAAATACTGATGATATAACCTTTTCTACAGTAGGCGCCATACATATAACTCTTATCTTATCCTTACGTTCAGTACGATGTCCCTCTTCAAAACAAATCTTTTTCCAATTTATATCTTTACCATGAATATAATCATTAAATACGTCAATAGCAATTTTTGCATACCTATCCATTTGTGCTTTATCTTGTTTAACATTATCAGGATATCCACTATTTGATGCTGTCTTAATATGAGTTAGCCATTTACCAGTAGCAATAAAACTCTCAAAATCAAAATCAAAAGCCATATCATCAATCCAAGGGCCCATAAATTGATCTAACAATCCAATCATTTTTGTAACATATTCGGGTGGAAGCTTAACATCCCTGTTATGTCCATAACTATTTAATTTTTCAAAATAAGCTTGGGCTATATAAATAGATCGAAAACTAATATTTTCTGGCTTCGCATACATTTTAGCAATAAAATCACTATATTTTCGTAAATCAACTAATTTATAAAACTTTTCTCTAGCTAAACGCTCGCATAAATCCTTATTCATCACGGTTCTATTATTACTTACATTACGCTTATTAATTACTTCTTCAACTCTACAAGCTCCAATATCTCTAAACCAATTAAAACCAAACTGTGTTACTAACAATTGTTTATTATCACTATGGTGTCGTGAAATTATAATACGACCAAAATTGTTCATTCGTAAATTCACTTTGTATAGCCTGCCTTTATCAAGTAAATTATTATAGGTAGTTTTAGGCTGTACGATCCTTCGAGTCGTCGTAGAACTCATATAGTAAACACCTTATATTAATTTTTACCCCCGTTCAGGGTTTTGGTCGACTCCACTTCTCCATCAG